CAGCCTACCTCGACAATCTCATAACCGCCGGTTTAATCGCGCCCGGTGTCGTGGATACTCGGTCTATAGTTGATGTAGCGCCTGAGGATTTGAAAGGCTTTACCCAGTGCCACTTCTTTGCCGGAATCGGGATATGGTCGCTGGCTCTCCGATTAGCCAAGTGGCCGGATGATGTTCCAGTGTGGACAGGCTCTTGCCCTTGCCAACCCTTTTCTCTGGGCGGACTTCGCAAAGGATTCTCCGATGAACGACATCTCTACCCCGTATGGTCTCGACTCATCGAGAACCACAAGCCTGTCGCTGTCTTTGGCGAGCAGGTTTCATCGAAGGACGGTCTCGAATGGCTCGCCGTTGTTCAAGATGACATGGAAATTAAGGGATATAGATTCGGTGCGCTCGATTTATGCTCTCCGAGCGTCGGCAGCGAAAATCCACGTCAACGGTCTTATTTTGTCGGGTTGGGTGACGCCGACGACCCGAGACTGGAAGGACTGGGGAGACGGAGTGAACTGGGAGAATGTTGCGAAGAAAAGCAAATTGACCGGACAGGCCATGCTTACTTCGGGCAAAGAGATTCATCGACTTATGGATGGGGAGATGGAACCTACTGGGTTCAAAATACCCAAGGGGTCTGGCGTAGGACCGAACCCGAGCTTAGCCCGGTGGCTTATGGCGATCCCGCCCGAGTGGGATCAATGCAAACCTTCGGAAATGCAATCAACGCACGGGTTGCTTCGGAATTTATTTCTTCGGTGATGGATGAAATCGTTGAAGGCGATTTTTTCGGCGGCTTATAGGACGGAAATCATTTCCATGCTGAGTTTAAGCGATTTTCATCCTTATCAATGGGAAGGGCTGGCGCATTGTCACTTGCATCCGTTCTGCGGGCTTTACTACGACGCCGGGCTAGGCAAAACCGCAATCGGTCTGACCTATCTGATCCAACGGCTCAAGCATCTGGGCGTCAGTCGCCGGGCGCTGGTGATCGCCCCTATCCGAGTAGCGTGTCAGACATGGCCTAACGAGCTTGCCGAGTGGGAACATCTCGCCGATGTCCCTTACCAGCTTGTCCGGGCCGAGGACGACGATCCTGCCGTTAAGGAGTTCCGCAAGGACGCTTACACCCGCGCCCGCTGCGGCGGTCTGGAGGCGTGGGAGATCGACCAGTACCGGGGCCTGCTCCGGTCGTCGCTGGAGCGCCAGTGGATCGACTATTGGACCGCCGGGCTGTCCCCGATCTTCCCCCAGCCGCAGGACCTAGCCGAATTTGACCGCCAGACGGCCCTGTACGCCCGATTCGCTGCCACGGACGGCCTACCCCCTGAGGAAGCTGACAGGGCCGCAGGGACGCTTACAACCGGCTTCAAGGACAAACTGCGGCGCGCGCAGCTTAGGGTTGACGTGCCTCTGCACTTCATCAACCGGGAGGCGCTGCCTTGGCTGGTGGATGCTCTGATCGAGCAGCAGGCCGGTTGCCCCTACGACGACGCGATCTACGACGAGGCCAGCGATCTCGGCGATCATAACACGCAACGCTTCAAGGCCATGCGCCAGCTTCGGCGCAACCTGAAATCATTCGTCCAGATGACGGCGACGCCAGCCGCCGAGGGCTACCAGAAGTTGTTCAGCCAGCGATGGCTTATGGACACCGGCAACCTCTGGGGCAACGCGATCACGCACTGGCGCGACGAGCATTTCACCTACAACAGCAAGACGTATAGCTATAAGCTCCGCAAGGGGCACGACAAGATCATCTCCTCCCAGATGGCGGACATCTGCCTTGTCGCCAAGGCGGAGGACCATCTACCCGAGGTGGCGACCGGCTGGGCCGATCTCACGCGCAAGATCGAGCTTGGCCCCGAGCTTCGTGAACTGGAGAAGGAGTTCATCGAAAGCCGTATCCTGCGGCTGTCCGACACCTTCGACTCGACCGGCATCCCGGACGACTATATCGACGCCGACAACCCGGCGAGCCTCAGCCAGAAGCTCCTCCAGTTCTGCTCTGGCGCGGTCTACGACGACAAGAAGAAGGCGCGCGCGATCCACGATCACAAGATCGAAGAACTGCGGCAGTTGATCGACGAGCTTCACGGCGAGCCGATCATGCTGGTCTACTGGTGGCAGTCCAGCCTCGCCCGGCTCAAGAAGGCGTTCCCCAAGATGCAGGTCATGGACCGGCAGGGCAGCCAGCAGGACGGGTGGAACAAGGGCAAGATCGGCCTGCTGGCGGTTCACCCGCAAGGCAGCGAGTTCGGCCTGAACCTCCAGAAGGGGCCGGGCCACGACATCGCGATCTTCGATATGTTCTGGTCCTACGAGAAATGGTATCAGATTCACAAGCGCCTCGCCCGGCAAGGCCAGACGCGCCCGGTGCGCTCGTGGCCGCTGGTAGTCAAAGGATCGGCAGACGAGGTTGCGGTGAAGCGACTCCAAGCGAAGGAGGACGCCCAGAACGCCTTGTTCCGGTATATCATGGACATGCGCGCGGAGATCACCGGGCAGCGGGTCGAGCGCAAGGAGTCGAGCTATGCCGAAGCCTTCGACTGAGTGCGACATCACGATCACCTCGGACCTCAAGGTCCTGTTCTTCGACGCCGGGCTGCAACCGATCTGCTTCTACTGGAATATCCACGGGCAGGTCGTGTTGACGGTCAAGGGGTCGTCGAAAGCATTTCTTGGGCCAACACCGGCCAAGGCAATCGCGGTCGCCGAGGCGGCCATGTTCGGAGGACTGTAGATCATGGGGCGAGACTTGATCGACGACGGGGAGCCTGATCCCGGCAACCTGCGCTACTATGCACGTATGGCGAAGATTCGAGAGGACCTGAACGCGATCCTCTTGCCACTAGGGGGTCGGGTGTCGTATTGTGGCGTCTGCGTAAGGTCGATCTCCGTCATCTGGTACTATGGAAAGAGCCAGACGGGGTGGGCCGTGGGCCGCACCCCGGACGCCGTGTTGGATGACATCTATCGGCAGGTATTTGGAGGTTTGTGAGTGGCATCGGCGGCGGCAAGGAAGCAGGATGGCTATGACAATCTGGTTCGTTCGGACGACCCGGAGACCTCGGCGATCATCTACGAGGGTGCCACGATCCGGCAGCTTGCGATCATGTTTAAGATGGACCCCAAGGTCGTCACGAGCAAGGTCAGCAGCCTAGTCCCTTGCGGTCGCCGCCGGGGGACACCGATCTATGCGATCCCGGAGGCCGCTCAGCGCCTCGTTAAGCCGGGCTACGACATCGAGCGGGTCATCATGAACATGAACCACTCGGACCTGCCTCCGATGCTCCAGAACGCCTTCTGGAGCGCCCAGAAAACCCGAGCGGCCTACGAGGAGATGATCGGGGACCTCTGGCGCACCAGCCGCGTCGTTCGGCTGATCTCGGTCCTGTTCAACAGCGTCCGCATGGTCCTGCTCCTCTTGCCCGATACAATCGAGCGTGAGGCGGGCCTGAGCCGGGAACAGAAGCAAGTCGTTCGCCGTGTCGTCGAGGGCGCACTGGTCGAGGGCCGGAAGGCCATCATGAAGGAGTTTGAAGGTTATGGCGACGGACCCGAGTATGATGGGCCAGCCGGAAGTGAAGGCCCTCTCGTCGTTCGTGAATACGAGCCGGTTGACGACGGAGGAGATCGAGTTCCTGCTGCCGAGGAAGAACCGGACGAGTATAACGGGCTATAGGGACCTCGGCGATCTTACCTGCCAGACCATCGAACAAATCTGGCTCGACCCCGATCACCGCCGTCCGTCCGAATGGGCCGAGCAGGAACGCTACCTGAACAACGCGCCCGGCTATGTCGGGCACTGGCGCTTCGCCTACGCTCCGTATCTACGGGAGCCGCTGGACCAGCTTGTCAACCCTGAGATCGACGCCGTGATCTTTGTCGGCCCGGCTCAGTGCGGCAAGACGGAACTCATTCTGAACTGGGCCGGGTACTCCGTGCGCGCTGACCCGTCGGACATGACGATCTTCTCGCCGACGCAGGCGAACGCCCGTGACTTCTCGAACCGGCGTATCGACCGCCTCCACCGCGACTCGGAACTCGTCGGCAAGGAACTGCTGGAAGCCCGCGACGCCGACAACAAGTTCGACAAGCACTACAAGAACGGGATGATCCTCGGCCTCGCGTGGCCGACTAAAGCCGAGCTTGCGGGCAAGCCGATCCCCCGAATCGCGTTGACCGATCGCGACCGTATGGACGACGACATCGAAGGCGAAGGCGACCCGTTCGATCTGGCGACCAAGCGCACGACCTCGTTTGGCTCGTTTGCCATGACCTTGTGCGAATCGTCGCCCAGCCGCGAGATCACCGATTTCCGTTACACCCCCAAGACGGCCCATGAAGCCCCGCCGACGACCGGGATTCTGGCTCTCTACAACCGAGGCGACCGTCGGCGCTGGTACATGCCTTGCGGTCGCTGCGGCGAGTTTCTTGAGCCTCGGTTCGAGCTTCTGGAGTGGGACCCCTTCTCCAGCTTGCTCGACGCCGCCGAATCGGTGCGTCTCAAGTGCCCGACGTGCGAGGGCAAGATTCACCCGGACGAGCGGTTCACCTTGCAACAGAACGGCCTCTGGCTGCCCGACGGTTGCCATAACATCGGCGGCAAGGTCGAGGGAACGCCCCGGCGTACTAAGTACGCGAGCTACTGGCTGGAGGGAAGCTCTGCGGCCTTTACGAACTGGCCTAAGCTCGTCGCGGCATACCTGACCGCTGAGGAGGAGTTCGACACGACGCTGAACGAAGAACCGCTCAAGAAGTTCTACAACACCGACTTGGGGCGGCCCTACAAGCCCAAGGCGGCGGAGCAGGAGCGGACGCCCGAGGACATGATGGCGCGCGCCGAGGATTTCGGTCGCAACCCTGAGACGGGTGAGATCGAAATCATTTCCGAGACCGCCTTCGCCATCGCCACGGTTGACGTGCAGAAGAATATGTTCGTCGTTCAAACGTGGAGCGTTATCCCCGGCGAGCCTTACGATCTGGCGCTGATCGAGCGGTTCGATATTCGCAAGTCTCTCCGCCGGGACGGCGACGGCGACACTGAATGGGTCAAGCCGGGCACCTATCTGGAGGACTGGGACCTCCTGATCTCTCAGGTCATCAATCGGACCTACGCGATTGAGGGCCGGGAAGAACGGATGGCGATTCGGATCGTCGGTTGCGACTCGGGCGGTAAGGCGGGCGTGACGGCGAACGCTTACGCCTTCTGGCGGTTGCTCAAGAACATGGGCCTCGGAAATCGTTTCCTGTTGCTCAAGGGGTCGGGCACTCCGAACGCTCCTCAGGTGCGCGAGACCTTCCCGGACGCCAGCGACCGCAAGAACCTCGCCGTGGCGCGTGGTGACGTGCCGGTCTGGCAACTGAACTCGAATCAGTTGAAGAACGAGGCAAACAACCGTCTCTCGGCGGAGTTCAAGAATAAGGGCATGGTCCGTATCCCGAAGTGGATGCCTGCATGGCTGTTCAAGGAGTTCTGCTCGGAAATTCTAAAGGACAAGGGCTGGCAGAAGGCTCCGGGCATCCGAAATAACGAAGCATGGGACTTGCTTTACTACGCGATTGCTTTGTGCATGACGAAGTATATTCGCTGCGAGCGCCCGAATTTCTGGAAGAACGTTCCTTCATGGGCCGATCCCCTCGACCCGACCAATCCCTTTATTGTCCGGCCCGGCGCTGAACCGTTTGCAGAGCAGAAGAAAACGAGTTATGACCTGACCGAAATCGCTTCCAAGATCGCATGAGGACCGGCCACATGGCGGATTGCACCACTATCGACGCCCGCCTCGCCGAGGCACGGAAGGCGTATCACGAGATCATGACGGGGGCGGCTGTCTCCCGGTTCATTGACCAGAACGGCGAAAGCGTTCAATACACCCGGAGCAATCCGGGCGCTCTGCAATCCTACATCGCCCGTCTGGAGGCGGAGAAGCTGGAGTGCAGCGGCAACACGTTCTCGGCGTACCGGGGACCTCTCAAGTTCACTTACGGTCGGAGGTGCTAAATGGCTGCTGAACAGCAGGCGTTCGAGTTCGGGCAGAGCCTCCGGGGCCGCACCGATGTCCAGATTTACCGGGGCAACGGCTCCGTTGAACACGCCCTCGGGGGCGGGCTGGAGGGGGCGGAGCGGACCAGCCGCGAGACCGTCAACTGGAACGTCGCCTCGATCCCGCCGGATCGGGCGATCAACACCGTCAAGGAGCCAGCCGACGCGCGCGCCAAGGATATGGTCATCAACGATGGCTACGCCCGTGGCGCGATCCAGTCGCACATGGACGCCATCGTCGGCGCGCAATACCGGCTGAACGCCAAGATCGCGTGGAAGGTGATCCCCGGCGCGACGAAGGCGTGGGCCGACGAGGCGCAGAAGATCATCGAAGATCGGTTCCATCTGATCGCCGAGAGCGAAGCCTGCTACCTCGACGCGGCAGGCATGAACACCTTCACCGGCAAGATTCGTCTCGGTGTCGCTGGGTTCGTCATGACGGGCGAAGTGCTGGAGACCTCAGAATGGGACCGCTCCGCCGGGCGACCGATCAAGACGTGCTTCCAGTCGGTCGATCCCAGCCGCCTCCGCAACCCGGACTGGCAGATGGACACGAAGGACATGCGCCGGGGGGTCAAGGTAGACGCTCGGGGCAAGCCCCTCGGATACTACATCCAACGGAACCACCCGAACTCGTTCTGGCCCGGCGCTTACGACATGCTCGATTTCGCCTACGTGCCCCGCTACAAGCCGTGGGGCCGTCCGCAGGTCATCCACATTATCGAGCAGCTTTTCCCGGATCAGCATCGCGGCGTGGCCGATATGGTCGCAGCCCTCAAGCGTATGCGGATGACGAAGCACTTGCAGGACGTGGTTCTCCAGAACGCGGTCATCAACGCGACGTACTGCGCCGCCATTGAATCCGAGATGCCGACGGCGGAAATGATTGTCGCCATGGGCGGTGACGCCAGCAGCCCGGAAGCCCTTAACACGGCTATCGGTGCCTATCTGGCGGGCCTCCAGAAGTATCTCGCCGGGGCCGAGAACATCGCGCTCGACGGTGCGATGATTCCGCACCTCTACCCCGGCACGAAGCTGAACATGAAAACGCTGGGCACCCCCGGCGGCGTTGGAACTGATTTCGAGGCTTCGCTGCTGCGTCATACGGCAGCGGCGCTAGGCATGGATTACGCCGAGTTCTCGCGCGACTACTCCCGAATGTCCTACGCCACGGCGAAGCTCTCAACCGAGAACACGCGCCGGTTCATGCGCTCGCGCAAGAAGTCGGTCGCCGACCGTCTGGCGAACCTGATCTACGGGAACGTGCTGGAGGAGTTCATCGCGCAGGGCGAGGTGCCCCTGCCGCCGGGATTCACGCGCGACGATTTCTACAAGCCTCTTATGCGGGAGGCGTTCAGCCGTTGTACGTGGATCGGCACTGGCACCGGCCAGATCGACGAACTCAAGGAGACGCAGGCCGCGATCCTTCGCATCAAGGCGGGTCTCTCGACCTACGAGATCGAGATCGCCCGACTCGGCGAGGACTGGCGCGAGATTTTCGAGCAGCAGGCGCTTGAGGCAGGCGTCCGCGAGGAGAAGGGTCTGGTGTTCGACCTGAACACGAACAAGGGCAACACGGGTCAGGGCGGCGATCAGGGCGACGGAAATGACGCCCAGCAGTAGGCCGATGACGCCGAGATCGACGACACAGGAGAAGCCGATGACGAAGCTGCGTAAGCGCGGCCTTATGGCGCAGGTCCTCAGCCGCATGTCGGCAGGGGATTGCCTTATCAGCGACCGCCACGCCGAAGCCATGCTCATGGGCCTCCTGAGCGAGGCTGAGCAGGTCACGGACCCCTCGGCGGCGTGGGCAGAGGTCCGGCAGGAAGTCATGGCCTCGTGGGGCTGGGACGACGGGCCGGAAGGCCCGACGAAGCCGTTCATCTATCAGGACGGCGTGGCGGTGATCCCGGTCCACGGAATCCTGATTAACCGCTTCAACTACTGCTGGGGCTTCGTCACCGGCTACGACTTCATCCGCAAGCAGATGAACGCGGCGGCTGCCGACGACGACGTGAACCTGATCGTGTTCGATCACGACTCGCCGGGCGGCGAAGCTGCCGGGTGCGACGAACTGGCGCGCGAAATCAATTCGCTCGACAAGCCGACCATGGCGTTGGTCAACAGCCTGTCCGCTTCGGGCGGCTTCTGGCTCGCCGCGCCGTGCAACCGAATCGTCTGCGCGCCCTCGGGCAGCGTCGGCTCCATCGGCGTCTACATCCTGCACATGAACATCGCCAAGATGCTCGCCGAGTGGGGGATCGAGACCGAGTTCGTCAAGAACGGCAAGTTCAAGACGAGCGGCAATATGTACGAGCCGATGTCCGAGGACGACCGTGCATACCTGCAATCCATGGTAGACGAGCGCGCCGGGGAGTTTCATCGCGCCGTGGCCGAGTTTCGCGGGATCGAAGAAAGTGTTGTCAAGGGCACCGAGGCTCGTGTAATGAGGCCGACGGAAGCGTTGTCGCTCGGCCTGATCGACGCGGCGGAGTCTCCGACGACGGCGGTGGCGTCGTTCGTAGCTGAGCTTGGCAATACTGCGGATGACCCCACCACCGATGACTCTCAGGAGGAAGTAGAGATGGCAGAAATCAGTTCCGAGGATCGGGCCGCCGTTGCGAACGAGACGAAGGCTCGTATCAAGGGCATCATGACCCACGAAGAAGCGACCGGACGCGAAGGTCTCGCCGAGCATCTGGCGTACAACACCGATATGTCGGTGGATGACGCCGTGGCGATGCTCAAGGTCTCGCCGAAGGCCGAGGCTCCCAAGGAGGAGCCGAAGGACGAACCCAAGGACGAGCCGAAGGACGAACCCAAGGACGAGCCGAAGGGCGACGACGAGGGCAAGGACGACGGCGACAAGGCCAAGGGCAAGTCGCAGTTCGAGCAGGCGATGGATCAGGGCAAGCATCCCGAGGTCGGGCCTGACGGCAAGGGCGGCGGCGGTGACGGTGATGCCGTCAGTGCCAATGTTTCCCGAATCCTCGGGGCGCAGGCGGCGGCGACGGGCCGCAAGTTCGAGACGGCCAAGGCGTAAGCCCGAACCGGCTCTCCACGGAAATCATTTCAGAAGGAGACCCTACCATGGCTGTCGAAGGTTACAGCAACGAGGACTGGATCGCTCAGGGCAACACGCTCGAAGGCTCGTACAGCCCGACCCAGCTTTTCACCGCCGAGGACGAGATCAAGACGGCTGCTGCCCTCTACAAGACGGGCATCAATTTCGCCGTTCTGACGATCCTCGCCAAGGACGCAACCGGCGATCTGGTCAAGTGGGACCCCACGGCCACGGCGGCTGTCACTGGCGGCGCTACCAGCCAGACCGAACCGGGTCCGGCTGCGTACCCCGTCGGCGTCGCGGCGGCGGACATGAACACGACCAACACGGGCGGCGGCTACAACGCCGACACCTATGGTCCGTACTACGTGTCGGCCTGCTTCAACCCCGATCTGCTCGTCTGGCCCGCCGGGCTGGCTTCCGCCAGCTACGAAGCCAAGATGGCGGCGCTGGAGAAGTGGGGCGCTCCGTTCCGCATCAAGCGCCTGCTCTGATCGAATTTCGTCTCCCGGCGGCTCTTGTAGCCGCCGGGGTTTTGAAGTAACCATTCTCCCAAGCCGTTCAATGGTGGAACGGGGGACCCGCGAAGGAGACGCCA